TTTAATAATTTTAGTACAGTTGCTGGATCAACAACAAATCCTATTATACCATATACATTACAACTAAATGTTGCTCAAACAAATATGTATTTTAGAGCGACTTCAGTAAATGGTTCTTGTCCTGCTGGTGTTACATCACCAATTTTAGTCACATTAGAACTTGCACCACCATATACTTATGGGGTTAGTGATGGTGATTATATTACAAATGTAACTTTAAGTGATATTAATAACACATCTACTGAAGACGGAGACGCATATTCTGATTACCTTTCAATTGTTGGTAATTTAGATATTGGCGGCGTTTATACAATATCTGTTTCAGGCACACTAACTTTTGGTTCGTACCCTGGTTATGCCGCTTGGATTGATTGGGACCAAGACGGGGTATTTCAAACAACAGAAAATGTGTTATTATCAGCACCAGGTGCGACAGGTTCTACTTCTGTTAATGTACCAAATGATGCTATCGGGGGTACAGTTAAAATGAGAGTACTTTCTGTTTGGAATGCAACACCAACAAATGATGCCTATTATTCGACAGGATATGGTTATGGTGAAATAGAAGAATATAGTATACTATTAAGTGTTGCACTACCTGTTGAATTAACTCAATTTGAGGGATTACCATACCAACAATGGAACGTAATAAAATGGTCTACCGATTCCGAACAAAATTCAAGTCATTTTGATTTAGAATCAAGTATTGATGGTGAAAACTGGAGAAAAATAACAACAATTCCGTCAGCAGGAAATTCAACAGAAGAATTAAAATATTCTTACATTGATAATAATTTAAGTGAAATTGTTTATTATAGATTACAACAATTTGATATTGATGGTAAATTTGAAATATACGGGCCGATAGCTATCACAAGGGATGTTACAGATAAAAAAATTATCGGTTATATTAATTTATTAGGACAAAAGGTTGACCCAAAATATACTACAGGTGTAATAATTGAGGTATATGAAGACGGTACTATGAGAAAAATGATTAGATAATTAAGATTCGTTAGAAATTGTTCTTATTGCCTTTGATATAACTTCAGTTTCACCAATTGTAAATGCACCCCTTTTATGAGCTGATTTAACGGCCTCAACCAAATAATATATTGAGTGTTCTCTATCCATTGTTGTTAATATAGCATCTAAATGTTCTTCGTTAAACAAGTCTATCACACCAAATAAATTACCGTAAATTTTAGTTTCTTCTTCCATTTTTAATTAATTAGATATTTATAAAATAATGATAAGCGATAAAAGGATAAAAGAAATAATTAGGGAAGCTACTAGTGATAGTGGTGGTGTTCGTGGGTCTTATCTTGTACCATTAAGACCTGGTATTAGAGATTTTTCCGATGGTCAACTAGAACCTTTCACAATACGTGTTTCAGATTATGATAGTCCTTATTTGGAATATGATAGTTATGATGGTAAAATGAATACACCAAAAAAACAAATAAAACAACTTGAGAAAAAGGCAGACAAATCAAGACGATACGCAAAAAAACATCCAATCCAAAATGATGAAGATGGTGACATAATAAATAAAACACCAGGTAAAAATTTAAAAATAGTTCCAATAAAAGAAGCTGACACGTCAATAAGTGCTGGACCTTATAATGGACCAATTGAGTTGGGATTAAAAAAATGGAAAAAGAATTTATTAAGTCCGTTTGATATAGAAATAGACCACAATTATAATGACCATATGAAAAAACCTAACTTAAAAAACAATATTAAAAGAACTGTGGGTGTTTGGGAAAAAAGTGAAGATGGTAGTTATAATCAAGAAGAATATCCCGTTCATACAATAAAGGAAGACTTGGCTGTTTGGTTTGGTAAAAAGAAAAAACCAAAAGGTTCATCACAACCAAAAGGCCCTTGGGTGGATATTTGTAGGAAGGTTGATGGTAAACATCCACCTTGTGGTAGAAGTGACACCAGTAGTGGTTCATATCCTAAATGTAGGGCTGCCGGTGTTGCTGGTAAAATGTCAGATTCACAAAAAAGAAGTGCTTGTCAACAAAAAAGACGTGCTGAAAAAAATGATTCACAATCTGGTAAAGGACAAAAACCAGTTATGACTTCTTATAAGACAAAAAAAGAATCAATTAATAATTTAGTTGACAGAGTTCTTACTGAAATTAGAAATTCTTTCTAGTACGTTATGTAATGAATTTTTTATTTGGGAATTTACCTTTTCTTCGTATTCGGTTCTTCTTTTTTCGGTCTCTGTGTCATATATTTTTGTGACTCTTTCCCAATCTCGTTTACTCAATTTTACGTGGTAATGGTATACGTGATTTGTTAAATCAACATTACCATCATACATTGTTATAAACAAATCTAATTCTTTATTCTCCAAATACCGTTTATGTGACATTGGGGCAATCATAAATTTGGTTGATTGGTTTTTAATCATTTTGACACAAATATGAAAACAAGTTTTTTCATAAGAAGTTGTTTCTTCTTCGTAACTTTTAAAAACACCGTCTTTTTTTGTCCATAAATAAAATCGCATTTTAAACCTTCTAAAAAACCTAAAAATTCTTTTAAACATATCTTATAATTTATTTTCTACAAAGATATGTGTTTTTTTTAATTATCCAAAAAAATTTTTAAAAAAATTTAACAATAAACACCAGAACAACGTTTTTTACCATCAAGACCTTTAATAGAACCTTTACATACTTGAACAGCGTGACCATTAGAATAAGCACTTGGATATACGTCATATGTTGCCTTTGCAGATGCAATACCTCTTGCACATAATTTTGTACCGGTTTTTTTTCTACCTTCCATCATAACCATATCTTCATCATCAACAGACATTGACATTTGCATACCATCTTTTTTTGATTCGTTCATAAGAAAATCAAATACTTGATCCATATTGTTTTTTGCCTCTGATATATGGTCTTGAGCCCAATCGTGACCATTTTCTAATATTGACTCAACCATTTCTTTGTCTAAATCTAGTAACAAATCACATTGTCTTCTCATCTGTTGTAAGTTAGAAAAAAACATATATCTTGAAGATTTTTCTTCATTTTCTTCTCTTAAAACTTTTCTTATAATTCTATCTAATCTATTCATTTTTTTATCCATTTAATCCATTTATTCCACCAATTACAATCATATTTAATTGTGTAACAGGTGTTCCATAACCATCTGTCCATACTGGATGTGGTGGTATAACAGAAAATGTTGATCCAGATGTTCCATCACAAGGACAACAAGTAACACAAACAAGCGTTTCTGTATTTGCACTTCTTGGAGCGTTTGGGTTAAATGATTCACAAAATGTACAATTAAAATAAAACTCAACCGCAGTAAATCCTTGTTCTTCTAAAGGTATTGGACAAAGATTTGTTATTTGATAACAACTACCATTAGAATCTTTAACACTATAATTTGTTAATGAACCAAAATTATAAATTGACAAGTAATTATCAAGTGTTATACTAACAAAAGACTCAACAAGGGTATCACAATTAACTAATGTAGCACCAATTAATCCTTGTGAGTTACAAGTTTCACAACTATCATAAATTAATGTTGAACCAAGTCCATTTTTTTGTGTATTGTAATAAGTATAATAACCACTGTAAGAACTGGCCGTATTAATAAGACCAGCACAAATCCACTCATTTGAACCCCACATTAATTTAACAACATCACCAATTTGTGCTGTACTGTCCGTCGTAACATAAATACTACTATATGTATTTGAGTTTGTACAAGCTGAAGCGTTCCAAATAACAACATCTGCATTATCTTGACAATCCGGACAATCTTCAAAGGTTTCAACACTATATAATGTATCATAATATGAAGAAGAAGTACCAACAACTTCACAACATTCACCAATTGCTGAATGATAAAACCTAGTACCACCGGATAAATATTGATAAGATTTAAAATCACCACTTCCTTCACCAGAACAAGTTGTATAACTATAATTAATACCATTACACTCAATACAAGGTTCACACCCTGGTTGTGGATCAAAGTTTAAATAAGAATTAAGTGTTACCTCGGCATCTTCTATTGGACCCTCAACTATAAAACAACCATTTTCTGTTGATAAATTTGATATATCACCAGCTTCAAATAAACTTGCTGCCCAAACAACTTCAGTATACTCTTCATCAGTACAACTTCGTAATAATATTTTTAAGCCTTCAGTTGCAAGACACTGATCACAAGTTGCACTACCACCGTCACCACCTAAACCATAATCATTAATAAATGTAAATGGAACACCACCGGTACCTAATCCAACTACAGTTCCACAATATTCGTTAACTCCATCTGAGTATGCTATAATATGATTTATAAAACTATTATTTATTAATAAGACGTAATCTGTTTCACTATCTGTACATCTTTGAACTACATAAGAAAGTGAGTTACCAGATAAACACTCTTTACAATCAGTTTCTAATGTTGGTACTATTTGTACTACACCTATTTTTCCATCAGCAATACTATTATTATAATCACTTTCTGTAAGTTGGCTAATACCCTCTCTATTAACAGTAACACAAGTTGTAATTAAATTAGATCCTATTAAAAATGTTAAATAATACGTAGCACCAATTGTTGGTAAAAAACCAAAACTTTCTAATGTTAAATTATATTGTCTACTTTTGCCACCACCAATACAATCTGTTACCCTAACAACACCATAATTATTTGACATACAGTCATAACAATCGGTATATTGTGTTGTTAATAATTTTGTGCTAGTAACTTCTGTAACTCCAGTTGTTATTGTTACACAATATAATACCTTATCATTAATATCCGAAGTACCCCAAACTTCACCAATTGAGGGTGTGTTTCCGTTAAAATTTACTGGTATTTGTTTATTTTCATCTTGACAGTAAGTCGCGTTATTTAAAGCCATAATATATTTTTTTTATTTTTTATTCACAATTTGAAATTTTATTTGTTTCTTATAAGTATTTACTTCACCACTAGAAATTACCTTTAAATCTATATAATATTCATTTGGTATTTTATCTCTTGTGTCAAAAATGAAATAATACTCATTTGGTGTTCTATTTAGTTTTGTCCAGTCTTGGACTTGAACTTCTGTTTGACCTTCTCTAACATAAATTCTATAAAAACTTTCCGCATTTGGAAGTTGTTTATTTGTTGTAAACGCTTGTTTTATAATAACCCCAACTTTTCTAATGTCCGTATTTAATATTTTTTCATCTTGTTTAATACCATAATAATCAAACCCATAGATTTTTGGGTCTATTGATGTTGTACCAATCTGAATTGATTTTTGAATTGGGTATAAAACAAATTCATTATAAACATCTGGTAAAGTAAATCCATTTAATTTAATGTTTGACCACTTATCCCCAAATGTACAAGGTGTTTTATACCCCAATAATGGTGGTATTGTGATTTCATAAACACCCTTTGTAACACTACAAGCTGTAAGACTAGTAAGATTTGTAATTGGTTCACCAGATGCGTCAGTTATTGTAACCACAGGCAACTGGTCCAAATTCTGAAAATCACCATCTTCATAAATGTATAAATATAATTTATTTACTTTACCCAAAGAAAATGAATTTCTGTCATCTTCAATTAAGTCATCGTATGTTGTTTCCAAATATGGTTCATAAAATGTTTGAGTGTGTCTTGAGAAAAACTCAACAGAATATGTGCCGTCTAACCCCTCAAGATTTTCTACTTGTGGAAGATATGCAATACCCCAACCTACCGGATTTTCAAACGACCCATCTAAAATCGCGTTGATTTCACTTGTCATATCAAATTCAATATCTTCATTACCAAATTCAAAATGTTGTGTGTCAACAATTATTAAATCATTAAAATTAGTAGTTCCAGTGTTTGTGTTATTATAAATTCCAGGTTGTTCCCAAACACCAATTGTTGTTGTCTGATACCAATTGCTAGGACGGTCAGAGTAATTTTTATCGTTAAAAATATTACCAATGGTATTTGCAAAGTCATACCCAACACCTTCATCCCATCTTTGTGGTAAACTTGGGTCTAAATCTCTATAAGGTATTCTAAATAAAATTAAATCAAATGATGTTGCACGTTTTCTTCCTTGAGAATTACTTGTATTAAGGTATTCTTCTTTATTAAACTTTACTGTGTTTGTAACTTTTAAAACGTGTTTTACTTCTTTATTACAATCTAAAGAAATTATACCTTCATTTATTTTTTCTTTTAATAGTGTTAAATCTAAATCAAAAATAAATCTTGAATAACCAATAGGTACTGCAATACCGGAATCACCATAAAATAATTCAAATACTGGGTTTCTACCGGTATTTACAAAACTATTGGAAATGATTGTATTATTTCTACTAAAATAAGAGTTGTTAATTGACATTTACCTTTTATCAATAAATATCAATTAATTCTAATATTTTTACTTAATAGTTTATCTTCGGCCGAATTTAAAATTTGGATTATCTCTTTTGCCGATGGTGGGTTAGGTAATTGTGTGTTTGTGTACTCCTGAATTGGTATTGCACTTGGGTTGTGCACGTGATTAAACATAAAATTAACAATCTTTTTTAATAGGTCTATTAATTCACCACCTCTTACCATTGGTGTTGTATTGTTATATATGTCAACAGCTAATTTTTCTTGATCAATACCATACAATGTATTAGTCAAATCTAATTTATATTTACCCGTTGAGTCGTGACTTAATAAATAAAGTTTATTTCCACCTAGTACAGAATAATTAACTTGATTTACAACATACTTTCTTTTCGCAAATTTCTTTTCAATAAAATTTGGCAATATGCCCAATTTGTTGGGATTTTTTATCCACATTAAACCTTTACCTTTTTCTGTGAATTTTTGATTGAATGTTATTTTATTATATAAAAGATTGACTTTATTTGAGTTTATAAGGTCATTTTGTTGTGTTGATGAATTTGATGTAACATAAGAATACGATGTACTATCTGGACCATAAAAATATGGAAATTGAGAATCAATAAGATATTGGTTATACCCAGGTATGTTTATAAGACCATCATTTACGTTTCTTATAAAAGTGTTTATTAGTTCCGCAGATTCATCTAAAGTTTTTCCTGTGAATTGTAATGTGTATAATGAATTACCCAAATAAGGTTGTAATAGTTCAAAAGAATTGTCAATTACAGAAGCCTTAAATAAATCGTTATTACCCGTCAAATTATAAAATCTAATTTCACAATCATATGTTGTGGCTGTTGAGTTTAAATTTGTTATTGACCATTGAACAAATCTTTTAACAAAAGCGTCAGGTTGTACTTCTTCTCTTACTGTTTCTATCCCATCACTTTTATTCTCTAAATCAAATGATGATATTTGTAGAAATGACCTATTTTCGTTTTTTTGTATGGGTATATTTGTATTAGTTGTACCCTTATATTTTCCAGATCTAATTAATATATCATTTTCTTTGATAATAATATCTGATGAACCCCTACCGATTATTGCATTATCACCAGGATTTGGGTATACACCTTCTAATGGTTTTTGTACAATCCCAGTTTGTGGATTACGTGGTTGGTAAGCACCTTTTAAATTTTCACCAGAGGCTAAAACAGATTGAGCATTACTATAATTTTCTTTTTTGTTATTCCAAGGTCTACTTAATGGTCCTGGAATATAAAACTTATTACTATCAAATCTTTCTTTTGTGTTATAATAAATTACGTGTACATATTCACCAACAACTGGTGTTACATAAAGATACATTGGTGTTAATGGTAGTATAACCATTGTGTCCTCATAACCCCATTTTTTATCTTCTGGAACTTGTGTTACTGTTTCATATTCACCAGTTTTAACAAATGCCCGTATACGACCAGTATTTAAAGGGTCGTTAATGTCTAAAACAAGTGCTGGGAATAATATCTTATTTGGATCCATTTCTGTTATTGTATTCTTTTAATAATGTGTTATAAGTAAGTTCTAATTTATCTAGATGATTTGTAAGTTTTATTAATGTTTCTTTAGTAACCTCAAAATCTTTTTGAATAAATTCTAGAGCTAATTGAATATCCTTATTTGACCTATTTTGGTGGTCAGATATAATATCTAATACTTCTGATTGAACTATTTTTGTTCCCATAATTAAGTGCTTTTTCCAAACATCACCCTAGGTTTTGTTACACCAATTGGTAATACGGTTAATGGCTCAACGGCAATCTGGACTTTCTCGTTTTCATTTTTTTCCTCATCAAAAGCTTCAATAATTGCTTTAGCCGATATTAAATATAAGTTAGGACTACCGTCTGGCATTGGCCCCGTTGGTATACCGAGCTCATCGTATTTTTCAATTACTTTTAAAAAAGCACCATTTGATGAAAACCCTCTTAATAGACGTGTTGTGACAAGAAGTGCAAAAGGAATTTCCTTATCTTTTGATTTATACAATTTTGCAATTAGACCAACAATAGCAATTAAATCATCAACAATTGTTTTACATTTTCTGTAGTCAAAAAATATGTTTGCTGTTTTATATACCAAAGCAATATAAATTAAAATTCTTTCATACCTCTTTTTTTTCAATTCTTCCTTAATATCACTTTCAATACTTTTAACTAAATCAATTAAATCTCTTCTTATAATTTGATAAAGAATAAAAACAAATTCAAATACTATTTTACCAACCAAGTCAGTTATATACTTCCTAAGATTATTTGCAAATTCTAAAGAATTATTAACTTTATCAACATACGATTTATTTAACGCTCTACCCATAACCATAATCGGTAAGATTGTTTTTGGTGAAAGGATTGTTGTGATAAGAGCTCGTGGGAATTCACTTAAAAAATTAAAGTCTCTTGTAATGTTATTAGAATCATCGTCTGGAACATTAGTCAAATTTATTGCAAAATTTATTTGATTTGCATTATTACCATCAACAAAATTTATAGTGTTAATGGCTTGTGCCAAATCAAGTGAGTTAATTGTCAATTTACTTAAATTACAATCAACAAATTCGTATACACCCAACTGAATATCGGAAAGAGTTTGATACAAATAATTTAAATCTACGTTTGAAAACTCAAAATACGAATCGTCAATTTCCTCCAATTCAGACACTTTAGCAATACCACTAACATCAATTTCATTTTGATATGCGTCACTACAAATACCTAAAAGTCTTTTAATTATAATAAGAAATTTTAAATCTGTCTCAATTGTTTTATTACTTCCTTTTGAATCACTTTTTGTGTCTCCTGGTATACCGTTTAAAAAAGCACCGTAAACTTGATTAAATAAGTTTTTAAAAAATCCTTTATAATCAAAAACATCAATTGTTGAGTAATAGTCTTTAATAAAAGTGTCAACTTTATTATCAACCCTATCTAGTACTGTGACTTTTAAAAAGTCACCAACAACTGTATTCCCAAATGGGTCAACATATGATGTTACGTAGGAAAAATCAAATAAGTCTTGTCCAGACTTACCTTTAAACGGAAACCCATTAACAGACGGATCTGAAAACGGTTGGACTGGATTTTGTAGTCTTTTATATAACTCTTTATTCATTGTGAATGGTGTCACAAAATATTGAGTTGGTTTTGGTTCATATGTGATTTTACCCTCTAGACTATCTGGGTCTAATTTTAAAATACCAAAAATATCAAAAGATGATATTTTAAGGTAAAATGTTTGATTACCAATATAATTTTGGTCTTGACTACACCCAATAGCTTTAGTTGCTAGATTTGTTACAATCTCTTGGATTTTTGGTTTTAACTTAATAAGAGCCTCAACAAATGTTTCTTTAATATATTTTGATGTTTTACTTTGTGTTTTTATATCAGAAATAAACTTTAACTCTAGTAATTCATCAAACTGATTTTTTAAATCTTTTTGATATTTTTGTTTTTTTTCTTTAAAATCATTTAAAGATTCTTTTGTTGCACCTTTAACATCGGAATATTTTTTATTACTATTTTTTTTTAAATTAGTAATATCTTTTTTTACTTCTTTATATTTTTTTGTACTCTCAACTTTTTTTTTGAGAAACTTATATTCTTCAGATAAATCTAATGGCATTACTTATTAATTTTATAGTTTTTATCGGATGTGTCTTTTTCTATTAAAGATTTCATAATATCATCATCTAAATCTATATCAGATAAAGTAAATTCGTCTTGTTTATCTTGTGATTTTTGCCAAATTTGTGCTTGTAATTTTGAGAGGGATAATTTTTTCTCAACGCAATCGTTTATAATCTTTTGTTGTTTTTCAATCACAGGACCAATAAGTGTCATATCTTCTGGTTCTTTCATCATTGTCAACATTTTATTTTGGATACGCATTGCGGTGTTCCTTTGTTCAACAAGTTCATTATAAATTTCCTGCATCAACGACAACATTGATTCTTTTGTCAGATTGATTTGTTTTTTTTGTGGTCTTGGCATAACAATAAATATTTATTTTAGTAATTCCTGTAACAATTGAAAATATAATTTTTTATACCTTTTTATTGAGCTTCTTATTTCTTTTGTTGTGAGATTTGTCATCTCCCTAATTTCAAATAGAATTACATTTTTATTGAACTTATTATTACTAGTGTCAAAAAAAATGTTTTCGTAATTGATAAAAATGTCGTAAAGTGCTTGACCTAGTTTTATTTCTTGCTCCGTTGAGCAATCATCTTCCATTGTTTCTTTTAGTTTTTCTAAATATTTCTCAATAATTTCTTCTGAAGTCAAATGGTCATTATCAATGTGATATATCATTTCTGGATTATTTTGTAAATCAGATGAAATATCTTCATACGAAATTTTTCTATTCATCTCCTTTTGATCTTTCATTATTTGACCCATCAAATAATTTTTACAGATTGTACCAAAATATGAATAAGCTTTTTTTTCTTTTGACGGTTTAAATTTTTCTATTTTTGTCATCAAAAAAGAGTGAGTGTCTATATGGATTTCATTAAAGTCCATATCTTTTCTGTATAATTTGTATCGTCTTATAATTGACGAAATCATCTTATCTAAAGGATCCTTCAAAAAGTCATTGTAAATTTTATTCTTTTCGTCAAAAGTAGATGCGGTTAAAAACATCCTAACCGCATTTTCTTCTCTCTCATCAAAATAATTATTTGTTTTTGGTTTTCGTCCTTTCTTTTTCTGTATTGTGTTTTCTGTTTCTAAACTGTTTTCATCAAGCATTAAACTTCTTGTGGTTCGTATTTTATATTTCTATCTTGTGTAAAGAAATATTCTTTTTTAGCGGTATCAATCCAAAAACGAACTTCATCTTCAGACAATTTTTCAGACCCATTTTTATAGTTCCAGAAAATTGAACCTTCTCTTAAATTTGTATGTTTGTAACCAATTCTAGGGATTGTCATAAAATTAACAGCATTGTTAGTTAATCTTAATAACAACTCATATCCAAATGTAAGTTTAATTGATGGTTTTAGTCCTCCGTATTTATTAAATACTTCTTTTTTGAAAACCATACCTGAAATTTGAAAGTTTTGGTATGATAGTAATGTTTCGTTGGTTAATATACCCATTTCTTGTGAGAAGTTGGCAGCAAAAGTTGCTTCGTTTGTAAACCCAACAAATACCCCTTTATCGTCAACATCAACAACAACTGGAAGATACACATCAGTTTCTTTATAGATGTTAATATAGTTTACAACATTTTTAAACCATATATTTGAGTATTCATCGTCAAATTCTATAAATGAAACCCAATTAGATTTTGATAGTTCAACACCCTTATTAACTTGTTCACCAAAACTAGGTTCACTAGTCCAAGATTCCAAAACCACATTTAAATCACCAAAGTCATAGTTAGTTAAATGATTTACCAAGAAAGTTTCGTCTGTATGTACAATAATCAATTCTTGTACATATTCACCTTGGTTTTTTACAGATGTTATTGCTTTATTAAAGTAATCATCAAAAAATGGGGATTTACCAGATTTAATTGGTAATACCACGGAGATTTTAATTTCGTTTTCCATATCTAATTATATTGTTTGAAATTTATTTAATTGTTCTTCAAAAGACTCTAATCTTGTTGAAATATATGTTGAGAATAATTCCTCAACGTTTGATTCAAATTTTTCATAGTTTGAATAAGTGTTAGCTGTTTTTTCCATTTCAACAAATAATTCTGGACTAATATTATCTTCTAACCAATTTTGGATGAAGTCTGCAACAACCTCAACAATACCGTTAAAATTATTAATCCAAATACCGTTATCCTCTGTCATCCATTCTGGTACTAAATTAGGTGCTAAACCAATAACTGGTACATTCATTTTCATTGACTCTAAAGGATATGTTCCAAAACCTGATCTTTCATCAATCCATACAGAAAGAAAACTATCTTTCATACCATTAGCAAATTCTACCTCACTTAAACCTCTCATATCTCTAAAAGTAATCCATCTATATTGTGGGAATTTTGTATAAAAAGTTTTAATTAAATTAACCGTATCACGCTGTTCTCTAGTGTGGATGGAAATAACAGTTTTTGGTGGATATTGATTTTTTTCAAATACCTCGGAAATTACCGGATTAACAACATCAACAGATACATTTCTCATAACAGACTCAATATAATCTTTTTGTTTTTCTGAAGTTGTAATACATTTATAAAACCCAAAGGTTGGCCAAGTTTCACCTGGTTGTAAAGTCTCAAAAATATGGTCATAAGCTTGACACAATACAATTTTTCCACAAGGAAGTTTAGTAATTTGATCCATAAGGAAACCATAAATCTCTGGAATTACAATAAAGTCTTCTGGTGAAATTTCTAAATTCGTACCCTCAACATATTTGTGTTCCAAATCCACCATAAATTTTTCATCTAACCAAGATGATACACCAAAATACTCTGATTTTTCGTGTAAAATAATGGCATTATACCCTTTCGTTTTAAGACTATGTGCCATTTGATAAATCAATCTGACAGATGCCCTTGCATTACCTTTTGTGTCCTGAACGAAAAAATAAATTCTTGAGTTTTTATTTTTTAAATTCTCAATGGACTTTTCTAACTTTTCTAAATTTTCTGTGTTCATAATAATTTTATATTTTGTTTATTATTTTTTTTACTAATAACGAATTAAAAGCAATTTTAAATGGTATTGAAACTTCGTTAGTTTTCATACCTAAGTCTTCGTCGACTTCGTTTGATTCGGTTAATACTGTCTCCAAAAAGTTTTTTACTAATTCATATCTTACTAGATGAATTTGTTTTTCCTCTTTGGTAACTTCTTCATTTTCCGTATCGGTTTCTTCTACAGTTTCCTCTGTGAATTGTACGTACTCGTCAATTTTGTCAATGTCAACGTAGTAGGTTTCATTAAAAATTTTAAACATATTCCTTATTGATTTTATTTAATAATAAATTAAAATCAGACAAAGTGGATATTTCAAACTCACATTTTGTGCTTTCGTTGTATTTTGTTTGATATTTAATTACAATTTTATCTTCTGGGTGACTTTCAATAGTTGCAGGATTAGCCGTGATTAATATATCAACCTTATCCCATAATCTATTTTTTGTTGATTCTGAATAAAAAACAACTTGTTCAATTAAACAACCAAACTTGGCTAAAAAAAATAGTGATGCTGGTTTTGATTTACCAATTTCATCTGAAATAATTAATAAATCAAACTTATCTCTTAAATCATAATACAAATCATTTAACATATTAAATGTTGTCATTTCACTAGATGGTGCGTGACCAAATAATTCCATTGTATATTCTTCATACATAAAAGAATAAAGTTCTTCGTTGTTTTGAAATTTAAAATGTGACATTAAATCCATAGATGTTACATCACTAGTAATTTCGTATTTAAATGGCTCTGGTAATGTAATTTCTTCCGTGTTTCCAGAATAATCAAGTTCAAAAGTTTTAATAGTTTGCTCTTCTAAATTTGAATCTAACAAGTTTTTTTCATAAATCTGTTTAAACTTTCCAATAGTGTCTCTTAGTACACCATTAATTTCAATCCCTATTCTCTTCATATTTTGCTAAAATTTTACCTATTAATGGGTTACGAACATTTTTTGCGTTTCTAAAATCATATACACCAATATTTGGAATATCAGTAAATCTTTGTATTGCATCATAAAGACCAGACTGTCTTTTATCTTTATATCTATCGGTTTGTTCTAAATCGCCAGATATAAAGAATTTACTATTATAACCAATTCTTGTCAATAGTAATTTCATTTGGTTTGGTGTTGAGTTTTGAGCTTCTTCAAAAATTAAAATAGAATTGTCAATATTCATACCTCTCATATAAGCCAAAGCAAATACTTCTATAATTTCGGCATCCTTTAATTTTTCTCTAGCGTCTTTACCTATAATTTTGTTTAACAAATAGTAAGATGGAAAAATATACGGATCCAATTTTTCTTCTAAATTACCAGGAAGTGAACCTAATTTTTCTTCAGCTTCAACAGCCGGTCTAACAATTATAATTTTTTCGTATGAATTATCTGGATCAATTAATAAATCTACCGCGGCCTTCATAGCGATGTATGACTTACCAACACCTGCAGCTCCAGACGCAACTGTTATCTCATTGTTTTTTAAAATATTGTAATACTCTTCTTGGTGTTCTGTTAAAAATTTATTCTTTTGTCTTTTTTTAACCACTGAATTGATAAAATCCTTTCTTGAAAGGGGTTGTTGTGTCGTTTCTTCTTTTGTTGTTGTTACTGGTTTTTTTCTAGTCATTATTTGTTATTTGTTTGTTTATTAAAATAGTCTAACCAATATTCTACCATTTCGTCTAACATAGTCTCAAAAGTATATTTTGGTTTCCATCCTGTTAAAGACCTTAATTTTGTTGAGTCTCCTTTTAAATCGTTTAATTCTTCTGGTCTCAAGTATTTTTTATCTGTTGATATATAATTAGACCAATTTAGTTCTAATTTTTCAAAAACATAAATCACTAAATCCTTCACGGAATGTGAGACTCCTGTTGAGCACACAAAATCTTCTGGACTTTCTTGTTGTAGTATTAACCACATTGCCTCAACATAATCTTTAGCGTGTCCCCAGTCCCTTGTTGCGTCTAAATTTCCTAATTTTAATTTATCTGTTAAACCTAGTTTTATTTTAACCGCTTCTTTACAAACTTTATTTGTTACAAAGTTTGTACCCCTTCTTGGGGATTCGTGGTTAAATAAAATTCCATTACTTATAAACATATTATATGAATGTCTATAATTTATACCCATATTATGGGCAAATAATTTAGAAACACCATATGGTGACACGGGTATCATTCTAGTTGTTTCTCTTTGGTAACCATCGTCATCTATATTGTTTCCAAACATTTCAGAAGAAGAAGCTTGGTAAATTTTAGAATTAAGTTTTAAAAGTCTTACCGCCTCAATAACATTTAAAGCACCAACACCGGTTGCTTGTGATGTATATATTGGTTCGTCAAACGAAATTCTAACGTGAGATTGTGCAGCAAGATTATAAATTTCATTAGGTTGTACTTCACTAAAAATACGTATTAAAGAAGATAAATCTGTTATATCTCCGTAATGTAATGTTATTTTATCACTAATATGCTCAACTCTAATTGCTTGTGTTTCCGATACAGAGTTACGCTTCATTATACCGTGAACATCATAACCTTTCTCTAAAAGAAATTCTGCCAAATATGAACCGTCTTGACCATTTATTCCTGTTATTACTGCTTTTTTCATTTTTTATAATAGTTTGTTATTAACGTACCAGTCTTCGTAAGGTTTATTATAGTATAATGGGTTCTTATCTAAACAGACAGCGTTATCTACAACTCTCGTAAAACCTTTACTTGTTAGTAAGTTATAGATTAAATCTTTTCTTTCGTTTCCGTCACAATAAAGATTGTGCTCAATTGTCATAAGACCAATTTCAAACTCATCAAAATTAAAATTTTTTAATACTATGTATTCATGCCCCTCAATATCCATTGACAAATAATCAATTTTTCTTGGACAGTCATTTTCCTTTAAGATTTTTTCTAATGGTAAACATTTTACTTTACTCCCAGTATTTGAAATTCTGTCATTGCTAAAAAAACACTCACCTTCATAGTCAGTGACTGCATAGTTTAAATTAATTGACTTTCTATTTTTAATTAGTCTATTAAAAACGTTTGGGTTTGCTTCAATACAGATTCCAGACCAACCTAAACTTTGTTCAAAGAAAAAAGTATTACTAGTTTGTATACCGTCATAAGCTCCCACCTCAACAAAGAAACCATTTCTTTTGTTTTGGTAAAATTCTGTAACCCATTTGTCTTGATCAGATTGTGAATAATACATCTTTTTTTATTTTTTTGGTACCCATAAATCCATAAAACTCCCCTCAATGTTTTTATGAATTCTAGTGTAGTTTATTTTTTCAAAAAATTCATCAAATTGTGAATCCTTAAATAAATGAGGATACCCACTACTTAAATTTTCAATAAAAATTACTGGAGAGTTTCTTTTTATTGTTTTTACACCACCATTTAGTACCTCGTTCTCATGACCCTCAACATCTATTTTAATCATAGTAACATTAGTAAGGTTTAAACTATCTAAAGTTTTAGTAGTTACTTTGTCTTTAACAATAAATGACTTATTTTCTCCTTTACTCCCATCATAAGAATGTAATGAAAATCCACCAAAATTATTTGACTGACTATTATACAATATTTTTTCAGATTCCGAATCACTAAGCGCAAAATCCATTATTTTACAATTTTTACCATTTAAATTAAGCTTAAGTAACTCAACATTTTTTTCAAAGGGCTCAAAACAAATTATTTCATCATACTCTAAAAATTCTGAAAAAAATAAAGAATGGTTGCCAATGTTAGCGCCAATATCAATAATCGTTTTTTGTTTTTGAAAATTATTTCTTACAAATTCTAAAAATTCCACTTCAAAAAACTTACTACTATCATTTATAGACGACGATACAATTTCATTTTCGTGTAGGTTTATTGTTATTTTTTTGTTTAAATGTATAATCTCTTTTTTCATTTTTTTACATATATTTGGTTATAGTTTATTTCTTGTTTCAAGACATAACCAATTTTTTCAAAATAGTTATTATATTCTATATCATTTAAAAAATTTTCAACAACAATCAGTTTACAATTTATTTTTTCAGTATCAAGACCTAACATAACGTCTAATTCCCAACCTTCAACATCTATAGATAAAATATCTACGGTGTCAATATTTAAATCCTGGAGTATAGAGTCTAGTCTTCTAATTTCTACTTGAATTTTTTTTGTTTTTAAGTCTGAAAGTGATAAGTTTGTTTTAGTCAAATAACTTTCCTTTATTGCAATTGATGAAAACGAGTGATCAGTTACAACTCCTCCGTAAGCATTAACCTGTTGCTCAACAATTGTAAACTCACCAAATTTGTTTTCATCTGAACACGCATATTGATAAACTTCGTTATTTACGTTTTTATGTTCCTCAACAAACTTTGGGTTTGGTTCTATAACCACCGCTCGCCATCCATTATCTTTAAAATGTTTTGACATTGACAAAAATTCAGGTGTTGCTCCACCGACCTCAACAATAGTACCTTTAAAGGTTAAATCCGGAAAATAAGTTTCTCTTATAATTTTGTCCGTTTCAAATTCTGCGTAATATTTCATTTACCAATTATTTCAAATTTAGGGCACGGAACAATAAATTTCCCACCAGAGTTTAAAAATTCAGATTCACGTTCAACAAACTCATTTATAAAATGCCAAGGTAATACCAACAAGTAATCAGGGTTTTCTTTTCTCATTTCCTCTTCAGAAAAAATTGGGATATTTGTACCAACGGTTTTTAAACCAAATTTATAAGGACTTCTTTCTGCAATACCATCAATTAAAGTATTGTCTAAACCAAAATACTGTAACAACGTATTCCCTTTTGTTGACGCTCCATAAGCCCATATTTTTTTTCCTTTATTTTTTTCTTCTTTAATAAAAGAAACCGTTTTTTCTTTTAACTCGTTAATACTTTTAAAAAAGTTAAACCAAGTAATCGGTGAATCCAATTTTAAACTTTTTTCATATTCCAACAATGACTCAACTCTAAATTTACAGACATCTCTATATGGTTGTGTTCCAAATTTAGTTTTATCGCCAGTTTTTTTCATACAATAAATTCTAAAAGATCCACCATTAACATCGTTTAATTGAGTATCAATTATGTCAAAACCACACTCCTCAAATATTTTTTTAATGTTAAAAAGTGAGTAATAATATATGTGTTCGTGACAGATATTATCAAAAGCCATTTGCTCAATCATTAATGGCGTGTAAGACATTTGTAAAACCCACAAACCATTATCATCTAACACTTCATAAACACCGTTGATAAAATCTTTTGGTTTATCTAAATCATAAAACATTGCAATTGTTGTAATAACTTTAGCTTTTATATTACCATATTTAGATTTTTTAAAAACATCTGAACTAAAATAGTCTTGGATTATTAGATTTGCGTGTTTTTCTGATTCGTTTTTAAATGTATTATCAACGGGATCAATACCAACCCTAATTAATGTTTTTGGTAAATTACTTAATAGTGTACCATCGTTACAAGCAATATCAACCCATAAATCAGAATCTTGTAGTTTGTAATTTTCTAAAATAGAATTAACAATATCGTTTAGTTCTTTTTTCATTGTATTATTAATTCCAGACCTATACCAGTATTTTCCGTACATAGTGTCTAATGGTGCGCATTGCTCAAGTCTTACAGCACCAGTTTCGTGTTCTAACATAAGTTTTAAATCAACTTTACCACCTCTTGGTTTATCGTCTTCTTTTAAAAAATCGGAAACATATAAGTCTCCCAAGTTGAATAGTTCCTCTAACATATTTTTTCTATAATTTTAATGAATTTATTTATTAGGTTTTCATTGCTCCATTCTTTTCTAAAAAAATGAATAGGTTCTAAACCTAGTGAAAGTATAGTTTCTAGATTATTATTGTCAATTGATATTTCTGGTTTTTTATCTGTGATATGTCTAAACATTACCGAATCGTTAATAACTAATGGTGTGTCAACACTAACAGCATAATCTGTTGATGATGAAACACCTCTACCAGGCATTTGATCATATAAAAATAAATTTACGTCGTTTGAATTTAAAAACTCTAAAATTTCATAATCGCTCATAAAATGAGTTGTTATTTCTAAATCAATTGTTTTTTTTACTATCTTTCTACAATTGTCAATTACTGAATTAGATATACTACCTGTAAAGTCACAAAAATGTGAGTTTGGTATGTGTAGCCTAATTTTTGCAGTATCAAACGTTGAGTTTACTAAATGACAAATCCTTTCAAAACCCTTGTTATGAAACCCAAAACCAAAACTACCAAAAGTAACAATTTCATTATTTTGTTTTGTAAAATTATTTTCATAAATGGGTCTTGGTATTGTAAAAATTTTTTTATCTTCATCTTCAAAAAAGTTAATATAAATTAACCCATCATATTTCATATTGGTATTAAATCCGGCTTCGTGGTATATAAAAATTTGTTTATATTTTGATAATTCATTTGTTAATTTTTGATTAACCCAAGACATTGTTAATTCATGCCAATTGTATAATATTAAATTAGGTTTAGTTTCTTCTAACACTTGAGTTAACTCTGTACTTGACCCCAATTCAAAATACATTATTTGATACGTTTTTGATTTTTTTAAAATCTCGTATAATCGTTTACCATATTGGTAAACACCGCATTTTGTTTGTTTGTGATTAACAAATAATATTTTCATATCTTACCTCCATTTCTATTAAGTCTTTAACTAATAATTTTAAATCAAATTTTGGCTCCCACCCCAAACTTCTCAACTTATTATTATTACCATAAATTTGTGTTTGATTTTTCCTATCTAGCGTTTTATCATATTCTACGTAATTTTCAATATCAAGATTTTTAAATTCAAAAAATAATTTAACCAAATCATAAACTTTAACTAATTTACCACTACTAAATACATAATTTTCATTCATTTTATTTTCAATTATTAATTTAACACCACTCATAAAATCATATGCATGACTAATATCAATAAAACCATCTAAATTTCCTAATGAAATTTTTTTTGGGTCGGTCTTCTCAATGTTCGCAACAAAAGATGCCAATTTTTTTGTAAGAAATTTATTTTTTCTAAAAAAAGAATCGTGATTAAAGAAAATACCAGACGAACACTGTAAGTTTAAATTTATTCTATATTCATCAATTAAGTTATGAACAAATGCTTTTGCAATACCATATGGGTAAATAGGACTCAAATTAGTTTTTTCACAAATCTCATTTGTTCCCGAATTACCAAACATAAGCGAAGATGATGCCTGGAAAAAAAATATGTTTTGATTTATTTCTTTAATTGTATTTAATATGTTTACTGGAATTATTAGATTTTGATTTACTAATTCTAATTGATTGTCCCAAGGATTAAAAACATTTGTTACCCCAGCAAAATTTACAATAACATCTGGTTGCACATCTTCAATTAAATCCATACAATTTTTTATATGAATTAAATCTTTTTTATATATTTTTATATTATGTTTAATTTCAAAATTTTTAATCCTATTTTCTGATGTTTCTAAATGAGTTACACCAAAAATTTGATGATTTTTTTTTAATAGTTCTGTAAGAATTTGCCCATCTTGTCCAAGAATTCCAGTAATTAATATTTTCATAAAGTTAAATAATTTACAAATTTTCCCATCTACCAGGTTCAAAAAAATTAAACTTAACAAATAAATTAGGGACATATAGTGTTGGATAAATTTTTACTAATTGTGATATTAGTTCTCCGTCTCCATACACAGTTAAGGGTAATCTATGATTTTTTATATGTTTTCCTTTCATAAAAAATTGTTCCACACCAACACCACCTACTAACATATTTTCTTGTCTGGCAAATAATGTATTTGTTGGGTGTCTCTTAACTGGTGGTAAATTAGGCGGGATGTTATCTCCACGTTTCATTGAGACAATGACTAAATCAGTCGGTAAATTATTTTCTTTAGATAGATTTATTTCAGTTTTCAATTCTTCAAAGAAGTTTTCACTATACCCGTCGTCATCGTTTAAAATACAATAATATTCTTCGTCTTTTATGTCTTGAGTTTCTAAAAGCCAATTTATTGAAAAATTTGATCTGGCCCAAAAGTCTACACTATTGTTTGGGCAGACATAATGGTTTATCCAGGATTCAGTAAAATTTACCTTTTCTTTACGGTCATCGTCCGTTACAACATGCCAGATTATATTCTGACCAACTAAATTTAATTTTAGTTTTTCGATATTTTCATATCTAGCTAAAGGTGTTATTACATTAAACATAATTTAAATTAAAAAAACTTTTTCTTTTATTTTTTCCCAGTGATTACTTATAACTGGTACTAATTTACTATAATCTATTTTTTGTTTGTCCAAATTTTCTGGATCCTCTTTTCTTGTTTGTGATTCATAATGATATGCGACACACTTACCACAGATATAATTTTTTAAATTAATAGAAACTAACTTTATATTTAAATCAACATCTTCAAAACAAGATAAATAATTTTCACTAAAAAGTCCAATATTTTCAAAAACATTTTTTCGTATTAACATTAAACCACCAGTATTACCAATAACTTCTTTTGTGTTGTTGAAGTAGTTGTAGTAATTTTTAAAATTTATGTGGCTTAAGGTTAGATTGTTAGTTTTTGATTTTGCAACAAATATTCCATCGTGCTGTATTGTATTGTCTTCAAAATGTAATCTGCAACCAACTGTACCTGTTCTTGGGTTTTCTTTAAAAATTTGTAACATTCCAGATAAAATATCATTCATAATTTTAATATCGTTATTTGAAAACAAGATAAATTCGTGTTTATTATCTAGATAATTTTTTACAACCTCATTATTAATCTTTGCAAAATTATAATAATCAAATTCAATAAGATTAATGTTATTATATTCGGATATAAAATTTTTAATTTGTGTTTTTTCTTCATCTGTTGACCCAGTGTCAGCAATAAAGATTTCAAAAATGTTCATATCACAATTGTCAAAATATGACTTAATACAATCAAAAAGAATTTCAATTTTTCCTTTTGTTGGTATTATAATTGCAACCTTCCCAAATTTTTTAAATGTCTGTCTTTTAATTTCTGGAATAAAAAGGTTTTCTGGTTTTAAATCAAGTGGTAGTTTATCACCCCACTTTTGTAAGAACATTTCTTTTGATTGATAAAACTCCTCATTTGGTTGTCCAATTGATTCGTGTGTAATTTCAAAAGATGAGGTAACGCCAAGTTTTACTCCATCTAAATAATTTGGTACGCAAAACCCGTGGTCATAAAAATGGAATTTTCCATATGATTCGTCAAACTTATGTTTAATCTTTGTCTTATCAAACGACAAAAATAAACCATCAAGCGTTACAACTGGAATAAGGATTGGTAATTTTGGTGAATATCTACTTAACCATTTATTATGATTTGGTGGATGGTGATATACTTGTCCTACCATTGTCTGATTCATTTTTTCCCAATAAACACCTGACTCTGGAAAATAACAAGAACCTGCTTTTCCTATAAGACCAAATTCTGGGTTATTGGAAAAATCTTCTAATAATTTTTTTCCCCAGTTTTTTTCTAATTTAATATCATTATGACAACATATAACAATATCATATTTAGAATCTTTAATTCCCTTATTATAAAGTTCAGCTAATGAATATTCATTATGATTTTCATAAGGTAGAACTTGAACTTCTTGAAGTCCAGAAGTTAATATAAGATGGTCGTTAAACTTATCATTGTATTCTTTTGTTCTATGTGTTGAGTATATTACTGTAATCATATTAAAAATTTTCTTCTAAATATTTTTTTGCCAAACTTTCTTCTAAATCATATTTATTTTGGTCTAGAAGTGCTGAATGACCGTTTGCGTTGTTAGAAAAATAAGCATGTGTGTAATAATTGTCTATATTAAAATGTTTAAATTTATATCCTTTATCAACCATTTGTCTAAACCACAAATCACCAATGTCACCTAGAAAATAACCACCAATTGGTACAACCTCTTTTTTATTTAAAACCTCATCTCTATAAAAATTTAAATTAATAAACATACACCATTCATTTATTCTACATTCAGATAATGGAAGTGGTTTATCAACATTTATTTTTTTTCTTTTACCATATAGTCTTGTGTTTGGATATTTGTTTACAACACCAAATATGAAATGAAAATTTTGATTTTTTAAATTTTCTTCTAGTCTTTCTCCAGAACAAATATTATCATAATTTAAAGGACAATTCCAACATTGACCAACAAGACCAATACCAAAATAATTTTCATCTTCTTCCAAAAATTTACCAACAATATCAGAATGAAATAAGACATCATTATGAATTAATAACATATGTGATTTATCCGAATTTGATAAACCATATTCATACCTACAAGACAATCTATAATTTTCGTCAGAAAAAACTTGTTCCTTGTTTGTTGGGTTTACCCATAGGTAGTGTTGTGGTATATATCTAATCAGATTATCATACCCAACATTTTTTGATATAAAATCAAAGTCATAACCAGGTCGTTGTTGATTCTCCTCAATAAAATAAATCTTATCTATATGTTGACTTGAGTGTTTTAAAAGGGACTTTAATGTTAATATTGTTTGATATGGTTTTCCATAAACATTTATACATACATCTATTTTTTTCATACTTATTAAATTCTTGAGTGTTCAGTAAAATTAAAATTAACAGAATATCTATTTCTAATCATATTAAATTCATCCATAGGTGAAACATTAAATCTATTTTCATAATTTTGACCAATTGGTTTTGTATGTATTATGACAACTTCATCAATAATTGCAATTTTATCTTTTGGGTAATTTAATATCTTTGGCCACATAATGTCTAGTCCCCAACCTGATTTAGATATATCAAAAGATTCCAAAAGAAGTTTTAAAGTTTCTTTTGACATCATAGGACACATAATCTCAACAAAACTTGTATACCGTAACTTACAATTTTGTGGTTTTGTTATTTCGTGTGACGTATAACCTATTGCTGCCGGTTGAGACAAAAATAAATTATATGAGTTATGAATATCAAAAAGTTTGTTTATTGAATCGGTTTCAATAAAAAGATCGTCATCTGGAAACCAAAATGTGTCATACTCTTCCAGTAAATTTGGATTTTGAGTTATATATTCTTTTAAACAAAACCATTTCTCACCTTTTACTTTTTGGGTTTTGTATCCTTGATTTAGTAATTTTTCATATTCTTTTTCATTTTCAGAATAATATAAAAGGTGTATATCAAAATTACTATTTTCACCAACCCAGTTTTTTAATAATGTTTTTTCTCCCGTTGGTGAGATTATTAAATTTTTCATTAAACTAAACCAGTACTACCAAAACCATTATCAGACCTATCTTTATCTTCAATGTCATCAACCATCTTAAAGTCCAACCATTTTCCACATACAACTGGACATAATACGGCTTGCGCAATTTTTTGTCTTTTTTCTATTTTCACAGTTTCTTTTGTTGTGTTAAAAATTATAACTTTAATTTCACCGGTGTATCCTTGATCCACAGTTCCAGGAGAATTTAAAACCATAAGTCCTTGTTTTAATGCCAGACCACTCTTTGATCTTACTTGGATTTCATAATTTTCTGGAATATCTAGATGTAGTCCAGTTGGTACTAATGCTCTACCAAAACCCCCAATACTAATTTCTTCAACGGAATGTAAATCAAAACCAGAGTCCGTTGGGTATGCGTAATTTGGTTCAACAACGTCTGGATGTGATGTGGAGAAATTAAAAGTTAATCTTGGTAAATAATTTGTTAATTCCCTTTCAATTCCTTCAATATCAATTCCAAAATCATTAATTAACTTTTCATAATCAATTGTTGAATCGTCGTCAGCATATTCATCAACCAATTTTTTAATTTCATTTTCTATATTATTATTTTCTATCATTCCAAACTTTTTAATTTCATTATGACATCAATTAATACATTGACATCCTTTTCACAGTATTCTGCAATTTCTTTTATTTTTTGTTCTTCCCAGTATGCTTTATGTACATTTGCTCCGGTAATCTCACCATCTTTTGGTGTTGGTATATCTAAACAAGAACATAATAAATCTAATGACCCAATTGACGTATAAGAACCATATTGCCAAATTTCTTTTGTGTCAATCGCTTTTATTTCCCAAGGTTTTGTGTCATAAGATGGAAGAATTTTAGATGGACGAATCCCATTTATAATCATTCTTTTTGCGAGCATCGGAATATCAAAGTTTTTTAGATTGTGTCCACAAAGATAGAACCCAAGTTTTTCACAACGATCCAAAAGAACTCTAACCTCTTTTAATAAAGTTTTTTCGTCTTCACCATAAAAAGATTGTTTTTTTGTTTCACCGTTATCTAAAACAAATGCTACAGACACACAAACAATTTTTGCAAATTCCGGAACAAGTGCCGCTCGTTTTTTAAACATAAAATCTTTAAGTTCGGTACGAGGACTTAATGCCTCATCTTCAGGAAATCTTTTTAAAAACCAATCAAAATATTTGTGAAATTGTTCGGCAATCTGTGGACTAAATCTTTCACAAGATTCAAAATCCGGACAACCACCAACAGTTTCAATGTCTAAAAATAAAATTTTTGTAATAGGTATGTTTATCATTTTTATTTAATTAAAGATTTGTAAAATTCTGCCCTTGTGTTGGTAACGTTATTCAAGTCATACTTGTCTTTTACTGATTCATACAGTCTTTCACCAAGATCTGTTATAAGATTTGGGTTCTCAACTAGTTTTTTAATGTTCTTAGCCCAATCACTATGATTATTAGTTTCGTTTACAAGTAGTGCATTACCATCAGTAAATTGACCATTTTTAAGTGCGTGTTTTAAATCAATTGTATATGGACCAACATT